CGTTCGTCGTGATCGAGGGCATCGCCCTCTACCGCAAGCAGCCCGGAGACACGCTCTCCGAGCAGGTGTGGCGCATCTTCGGGACTCGGCGCGACGTCGAGTACACCCCGAAGGGCAAGCAGCCCACGGGCCTGCTTCGTCTGCGCCGGTTCGCCCTCCTCGCCTTCCTGGCGTGGCTGAGCATCCACTTCCTCACAGGCGGCCTCGTCTGATGTGGGACCGGAGAGCTCACGTCGAGGACGCGCACGACGGCGACACGCTGCGGGTGCGGCTCGACCAGGGCTTCGGCGACACGAAGACCCTGAACCTACGCCTGTACGAGACCTTCGCCCCCGAGCTGAAGCAGCCGGGCGGCAAGGAGACTCGCCAGTTCGTCCTGGACTGGCTGAACGAGAGCGACCCCGATGGCGACGAGTGGCCCTTCGTGGTCACTACCATCCGGACCCGCGCCGACAAGGAGGCCCAGACCCTGGGTCGCTACGTGGGCATCCTGCACGACGTCGAGGGCCGCTGTCTGAACGACGACATCAACGACTTCGTAGCCGACAAGGGCTACGCGCACGGCATCGGTAGCAAGTAGGAGGTGAGAGTCAGTGCCTGGCCCCGTACCCAACCGCGAGTCCGACCTGGCTCGCCCCCGAGAGCGCAAGGGCTCGGACGTTCAGCCCGTCACCAAGGGCGAGATGCGCCCAGTCAAGATCCCCAACGCGGATCGAGAGTGGCACCCCATCGCCCGTCGTCTCTGGGACTCCCTGAAGACGTCCGGCCAAGCCGACTTCTACCAGAACAGCGACTGGGCCTTCGCCTACTCGCTGTGCGAAGACCTCTCCGTCTACAAGAAGTCGGGGAAGCGCAGCGGCCAGATGCTCCAGACCATCTACTCCAGCTTCGAGCGACTGCTCGTTGCGGAGGGCGACCGACGTCGTGTCCGCATCGAACTACATGAGCCCGAGGTGGAGGGTGACACCGCTGCGGTTGTCGCCATCGCTGACTACCGACAGGAGCTGGGGCTCGCCGAGTAACTGGAGGTGAGCCCATGGCCACGTCATCGACGCTGTCTCCCGAGGAGATCGACGCTCTCGAACCCATCTTCCTTGGCCCGACGTGGCTGAAGAAGGACGACGGTTCCTGGCTTCTCCCGGAGAAGACGCTCGGCTGGCAGATCGCCGGTTGGTGCGCTGAGTACCTGCGCTCCGAGACTGGCGGTCCCTGGAAGTTCACCAGGGAGCAGCTTCGCTTCATCCTCCACTGGTACGCCGTCGACAAGAACGGTCGGTTCATCAACCGCAAGGGCGTCCTTCAGCGACTGAAGGGCTGGGGCAAGGACCCCCTCCTCGCGGTGATGTGCCTGGTCGAGTTCGTTGGGCCGTCGCGCTTCTCTCACTGGGATGCGAACGGCGAGCCTGTCGGCGCACCTCACCCCCAAGCCTGGGTCCAGGTGGCGGCAGTCAGCCGCGACCAGACGCGGAACACGATGACCCTGTTCCCGTCGCTCATGTCGGACCACTTCATCAACACGTTCGGCATCAAGGCCGGTGCTGAGCTCATCCGTGCGAACGGTGGGCGGCAGCGCCTCGAAGCCGTGACGTCCAGCTTCCGTGCACTTGAAGGTGGCCGGTCCACCTTCGTCGTTCTCAACGAGACCCATCACTGGGTCCGAGGGAACAACGGCGACAAGATGTACGAGACGATCGACGGTAACGCGACCAAGAAGGACTCGCGCTACCTGGCGATCACCAACGCCTACCTGCCCGGCGAAGACTCAGTGGCAGAACGGATGCGCGAGGCGTTCGAGAAGATCCGCGAGGGCCGCGCCCTCGACATCGGCTTCATGTACGACAGCCTCGAAGCGCACCCCAAGACACCGCTCTCCCCCGAAGCTCTGCGCATCGTCCTCCCGAAGATCCGGGGTGACGCTGTCTGGCTTCAGGTGGAGACGATCATCCAGTCCGTCCTGGACACGACGCTCTCTGCGTCGCGCTCTCGACGGATGTGGCTCAACCAGATCGTGGCTGAGGAAGACGCCCTCTACGGCCCTGCCGAGTGGGATGTCCTCCGCGACGAGTCGAAGACTCTGCGTCCTGGAGACGAGATCGTCCTCGGCTTCGACGGTGGCAAGACGGACGACGCGACTGCCCTGGTGGCTCTCCGCATCGCCGACATGACAGCCTTCGTCCTCGGGATCTGGGAGAAGCCAGACGGTCAGGCCGGTGACGGCTGGATCGTTCCTCGCGCCGCTGTGGACAGCGCAGTGCATGACGCCTTCGGCACCTTCTCGGTGCAGGGCTTCTTCGCTGACGTTGCCCTGTGGGAGTCGTACATCTCCGAGTGGGATGACCACTACGGCGAGGGCCTGGCGGTGCGTTCACCGCTCGGCAAGGACTCGATCGGGTGGGACATGCGCTCCTCGCAGAAGACCTCGACCATGGCGCATGAGCGCCTGATGCGGTCCGTCTTCGACAAGAAGCTCACCCACGACGGTGACCTGACCCTGCGTCGTCACGCGCTCAACGCGCGCCGGGCGACGAACAACTACGGCGTCAGCTTCCGCAAGGAGTCGAAGGACTCCCCACGCAAGGTCGACGCCTACGCAGCCCTGCTCCTCGCGCATGAGGCGCTGATGGAGCTGCGAGCTCGCGGCAAGAAGATCAAGAAGAAGACCGGTCGCGGGTACTTCCTGTGACAGTGAGACTACGGAAGGACGGTGGGGCCTGTGGCTGACACCTCTCCAGCATCGCTGGCCAAGCAGCTACTCGCCATCCTTCACCGGGACAGCGACCGGCTGAAGCGCATCGACCGCTACAACCAGGGCAACCACGACGACCCCTACATGCCGCCCCAGGCGGATGACGAGTACCGGCTCCTGGCCCGGAGGGCAGTGTCCAACTGGATGCCCCTCCTGGTTGGCACACCGGCTCAGGCTCTCTACGTGGATGGCTTCCGGCGAGGTTCGCTGGACGACGTCTCCGCTCCCGAGCCCGACTCAACGACCGTCGAGTGGAAGCACTGGCAGCGTTCACGACTGGACGCTCGTCAGTCGGCGGTGTACCGGGGCGCTCTCGCCTTCGGTCACAGCTTCACACTGACCGAGAAGACCAAGAAGGGCGTCATCACCAAGGGCCTGTCGGCCATGCGGACGGCTGCCCTGTTCGAGGACCCGGCGAACGACGACACGCCCTACGCGGCGCTGACCGTCACGCTGTGGCCCAAGGATGAGCAGCCCGGCAAGGCTCGCCTGTTCGACGGCAAGGCTGAGTACCCCGTGACCTTCAAGGCGCTCGGGGATCTGAAGGCCATCACGGTCGGCACCGGCAAGCGCCACGGCGCGAGCGAGTGTCCGGTCACCCGGTTCGCTGCGCAGGTCGACCTTGAAGGTCGCACCATCGGCGTGATCGAGCCGATGATCGCGCTTCAGAACCGCATCAACCAGACCATCTTCGATCTCCTGGTCGCCCAGACCTACACCTCGCATGAGGTGCGGTACGCGACCGGCATGGCCCCGCCCATCGAGCGGGACGAGAACGGCGATCCGGTCCTGGATGAGCAGGGTCAGCCCAAGGCGATCCCGATGAACCACAACGCTCGGCGCTTCCTGTTCGCTGAGGACTCGGACGTCAAGTTCGGTTCCCTGCCTGGTGGCCCGCTGAGCGGTCTCATCGAGTCCGTCGACATGAGCATCCGCCACCTGGCTGCCGTCTCTCAGACGCCGCCGCACCACCTGCTGGGTCAGATCGCGAACCTCTCCGCTGAGGCTCTGCTCGCTGCCGAGACTGCGCTGTCGCGCAAGATCGCAGAGTTCCGGGCGTCCTTCGGTGAGAGCTGGGAGCGCGTGATGCGCCTGGCTGGAGAGATGGAGGGCGACGTGACCTCTGCGGAGGACTTCGCTGGCGAGGTCATCTGGCGGGACATGGAGCAGCGTTCGCTGGCTCAGGCTGCTGACGCTCTCGGCAAGCTGAAGGAGCAGTTGGGCATCCCTGCTCGCGGTCTCTGGAAGCGCGTGCCTGGTGTCACCCAGACCGAGCTCGAAGACTGGGAGTCGATGCGGGAAGACGATGACCCGATCGGTCAGCTCTCCTCCTCGATCTCCCGTGCCACTCCGGACATGACGCCCATCGCGGCGACACCGGAGGTGGCCACCGAGTGACGACTGCCTCTCGCGCCACTGAGGCCGAGAAGGCAAGCGTCGCGTTCCAGATCGCCCTCACCCAGATCGGTGTGAAGACGGTCGAGGAAGCACTGAAGCTGTGGGCCGAAGTCCCTGTTACCGCAAGGGCTTCGGCGTCCAGCTCCTGGCTGAAGAAGGCCATCACTCTGGTGATGACCAGGCGGCGCATGAGCCGCGACCTGGCCAGGGCGTACTACCGGCTGGCACGCGCACTGCGTACCGGCACGACCGTCGCTGATCCGTACCACCCCGAGCCCACCTACGTGACGCTCGACGTCCTGCGTCGTGAGTTCGCCTCCCTGGCTGGAGGCTCTGAGCAGCCCCAGGAGGGCCGATCAGAGTCGGCCCCTACCAAGGAGACCAGCTCCGACTCGCAGCCCGCACAGCCCCCCAAGACGGACGACCCTGACGCTCCTGCGGACCAAGACTCCGAGGACGCAGAGGCCGACCGCATCTTGGTCGAGGAGCTGGAGCGGCTGAAGGAGGACGAGGAACGGATCGAGCGCGAGGCAGAGGCTGAGCTGAAGGAACTACTCCAGACGCTCGGCCCCGACAACCTCGACAAGAAGCTGCGCAGCATCGACCCAGAGGCACCGGCCAAGGACGTGGACAGGCTCCGCGACGAGGCCCACGCCCAAGCTGGTGCTCGGCAAGCTGCTGCGGCAGAGCGCATCGCCATGAACGGCGGGCGCTCGACGGTCTGGAACCACGCTCAGCGCGACAAGCGCGCACTCGGCTACATCCGACTCTCGCGCACCGGAACCCCCTGCGGGTGGTGCGCCATGTTGATCTCGCGTGGACCTGTCTACCGGTCTGAGAAGACCGCCGAGTACGGCGACGGTGACAAGTACCACGACAACTGCCACTGCTACGCGGAGCCCGTGTTCTCCATGCAGCAGTACCGCAACTCCCCGACCTACGCCGTGAACCGGCGCTACGAGGAGCTGTGGCCCCAGGTGACCAAGGGACTGAGCGGCAAGGCCGCTGTCTCCGCCTGGCGGCGCTTCATCCGCACGGAACAGCAAGCCGCTGCCCAGGAGGCGCGGCGATCCACAACGAGCGTCCAGGAGGCGTAACACCGATGAGCACCCCGACCGAGACTGCAACCCCCGGCTCCACCCCGGCGACCGAGGAGAAGCCCGCAGAGGGCACCACTCCTCAGACGCCGTCGACCCCGAGCACCGAGGAGAAGCCCGCTGAGGGCGTCACCCCGGAGACCAAGCCCGAGGACGAGCTGCCCGAGTGGGCACGCAAGGAGCTGACCAAGGTGCGCGGTGAAGCCGCGAACTACCGCACGAAGCTGCGGGAGGCCGAGGCCACCCTCCAGAACGCCAAGACCCCCGAGGAGTTCGAGTCCGCCCGGACCGAGCTCTCCAAGCGGATCGCTGAGCTGGAGCACGAAGTCGTGGTGACGAAGGTCGCACGCAAGTACGAGCTCCCCGAGGAGCTTGTGCCTCTCCTGAAGGGCGACACCGAGGAGGCGCTGGAGCTGGTCGCGAAGACCCTCTCCAAGTACGCCGTCCCCGCTGCGCCCGAGTCGCTGGGTGGCGGTCTGACGCCGTCCGACGACAACGACGACGAGATGGACCCGCGCAAGCTCGCGCGCCGTACACGACGTCGCTGACGCACTTCCCACCCCACTCAACACCCAGGCCCCGGTCACAACGACCGGGGTCTTCCTACACCTGGAGGTAACTACCAGTGGCTGAACACCAGATCGTCAAGCCCGAGAAGCTCGCCGCGACTGCGGTCGGGATGCTGGAGCAGGAGCTCGTCATCCCCAACCTGTTCCAGAAGGAGGGCATCGACCAGTTCAAGGGCGCGGACAACGACACCGTCTCCGTCAAGGTCGAGGGCGTCCTGCCGTTCCACGACTACGCCTTCCGCAACGACCGCTCCGCGCCGATCGTCTTCGACGAGTACAAGGAGCGGAAGATCGCTGTCACCTTCGGGGGCAACGTGTACTCGGCGGTCAAGGTCACCGACGAGCAGAACGACTTCGACCTGAACGACTGGGGCCAGCTCCTCCGTCCGCAGGTCAAGGCCGTCGCTCGCGGTCTGTCCCGTCGCGCTGTCGGCACCCTGCTCGGCCAGGACTACGCCGTCACCATCGGTGGCGCTGAGGCCAACCTGCGTGGCGCGATCATCGAGGCCCGTCGTGTCCTCAACAAGTTCAACGTTCCGGGCGACCAGCGGTACCTGCTCGTCGGCTCCGACTTCGAGTCGGCTCTGCTCTCGGACGAGAAGCTGACCCTGGCCCAGAACGTCGGCGACAGCGAGGCCGAGTCCGCGCTTCAGTCCGCGACGATCACGAACCGCTTCGGCTTCAAGATCGTGGTCGACCAGACCATCCCGTCCGACGCCGCGTTCGCCTTCGCTGGCTCCGCGTTCGTCTTCCTGTCGGGTGCCCCGAGCGTCCCGCAGTCGGTGCCCTACGGCGCGACCACGTCCTTCGAGGGCATCGCGCTCCGCTGGGTCCGTGACTACGACCCGACGTACATGCAGGACCGTTCGGTCGTCAACACCTACGCGGGCTTCCGCGCGGTGACCGACGTCCTGGTCGGCTGGGACGAGACCAAGAACTCCGAGGTCGTCTCGGCGAGCGAGCACTTCGTGCGTGGCATCAAGCTCACGCTCGGCGGTGCCTCCGAGTACCCGACCGTGGGCTCGGACCTCCAGAAGATCACCGGTCTGACCGAGCGTCCGATCGTCGCCGACCCGGCTGCCTGATCCCGCTGACCGAGGGGGCTGGCTCACTGCGAGCTGGCCCCCTCGGTTCGTCCTCGCGAAGGAGTGACCGATGGCCTACGCCACGATGGAAGACCTGAAGGCTCGCCTCGACTGGGAGCTTGACGAGGACGAGGAGCGGATCGCAGGCGGGGCGCTGGAAGATGCCTCAGACCTCGCTGCCCACTACGGCAGAGAGTGGGCTGAGAACTCAGCGCCTCGCCTGGTTCGGACCTTGGTCCTGAAGGCCGCACAGCGGTACATGAAGAACCCGGACGGCTACACGCAGTCCCGTGCAGGCGACGAGACGTTGGCCTGGAACGACAAGGCTGGCGAGAACGCTGGCACCGTCTACTTCACCGACGACGAGCAGAAGCTCCTGATCTCCCTGGCTGGCAAGAAGCCTGGCCTGATCAGTGTCCCCGTCACCCCGTACAAGACGAAGATCCGGGGCCGTCACGGCGAGGCCCCCTACAAGCTGACCACCGACGGGCTCGTTCCCGTCGACTACCAGGGCGACCCGTTCCCGTTCTTCGAGGACGAGGTGAGTCCCTGGTGAGCATGCAGCGCAGGCGCGGCCAGACGGCGCGCATCTGGAAGACCAAGCTGGTCGAGGACCGGCGCGGCAACAAGCTCATGACGGCAGACGCGGACGGACCCCATGTGGTTCGAGCCGCCTTCATCCCGCAGCGATCCGGCAAGGCCGAAGTGCCTGGCCAGCAACTGATCAACGTGACCCGGATGATCGTCGCCGCCGACCTGGAAGACGTGACCCTCTGGTCCCGGGTCGAGTACGCGGGCAAGCAGTGGGACATCGTTACGCCGCCCGCCTACCACCACGGTCCTCGCAAGTCTCGGCACTGGTCGATCGACATCCGAGAGAGGACGTGACGTGGCCAAGATCGAGTACCACGTTGGTCGCAAGACCATCGAAGACTTCATCGCGCTGAACGACGGCGTTGTCCATGAACTCGACAACCGCACCTTCGAGATCGCGGTCCGAGCCGAGGCGCTGCTCACCGAGCACCGCATGGAAGGCGACGCCTCGATCGACGTCGAGCGCGGCAAGACCGACCGCTACGTGGTCCTGTCCGATGAGGCAGGCCAGAAGCACGCGATGTCCATCGAGTACGGACGCGCGGCTGGCGAGAAGGAAGTCCGCAACAAGAAGACCGGCGAGATCGAGACCGTCTCCTGGGGTGAGATGGACGGACTGTTCATCCTCGCCACCGCCTCGAACCTTCCGAAGAAGCGGAAGGGCAAGGTGCATCTCTGATGGCTGGACTTCCCGCCGAGATCAAGGCGATGGCGGAGATGAGCCCGGTCGAAGACCTGCTCCTCTACGTCCTTCGAGAGGGCCTTCCTGGCATCCAGGTCAAGTCCCTGATCGAGGCACACCAGACCTTCCCTCTCGTACTCGCACGTCGCACCGCAACCTTCGGGGAGTGGGGCGGCGACACACGCTTCACCGACTCGGCGCAGGTGGTCGTTCACACCTTCTGTCCTGACCCTGACGGTGACGAGGACGCGGCCATCCTCTCTGAGGCTGTCCGCGTCGTCCTTCGCGACGCCTGGCTCAGCCAGAAGGTCGTTCCCGGACGTGGCCACTTCACCAAGGTCGAGCTCACGTCCGCACCACGGCGAGTCACTGACTGGGCAACAGCCGCAGGGCCTGTCCAGTACGCCGACCTGCCTACGGGGGTGTGGCGCTACGAGTCGATCTACCAGATCAGCATCCGCAAGCCACGATCCCGGCCCTACCCCAACCTGACCCCCTGAGCAAGGAGTACACACAGTGCCTCTGAACGACGACGCAACTCTCGTCATCGGTTCCGGTAACTACCTGACCGCCCCGGTCGGTACCGACATCCCCGCTGACCTTCTGACCGTGAACACCCCCTGGGTGAACGTCGGTCACACCTCGCTGGAGGACATCTTCAGCATCTCGTCCGAGGGTGGCGAGGCCACCGTCATCGGGACGCTCCAGAACAAGTCCCTCCGGACCAAGTACAGCGCCCGCACCGAGACGATGACCTTCACCCTCCAGCAGTTCGATGAGGCTGGCCTGAAGCTCTACTACGGTGCGAACGCTCCGATCCTGCCTGACGGCAGCGTCGGCGTCCCGACCAACCCGGAGCCCACGGTCGCCGCGTTCCTCGCGATCTTCGTGGACGGCGACAACGTCTTCGCGTTCTACGCGCCGAAGGCGGAGATCTACCGTGCCGACGACCTGTCCCTCGCGGACACCGAGTCGCTGGCCGGTCTGCCGCTCGGCGTCAAGCCGATGGCCCACAGCACCAACACCTGGACCTACGCGGTCACCCCGCTGGGTTCCATCTCGGCGTGATCTGACGATCGCCTGAACTCCCCGGTGTGCAAGTGAGTGCGGACCCGCTTGCACACCGGGGCTCCACCCGGAGCCCCATCTCGAAGGTCCGCGTCCAGCAAGTCCCACCAACACAGGAGGTCCGCAACCCCATGGCCAGCTTCTCTCTCGATGACATCCGTTCCGCCGCTGAGGCGAAGTACGGTTCCACTGACATCCAGTTCGGCGACGACGTCTGCCGACTGCTCAACCCGCTCCGCCTCCCGAAGGGGAAGCGCAACGAACTGATCAACATCCAGAGCAAGCTCGACGGCGAGGACGTCGACCAGGAGCAGGTGCTCGCTGACGCGATCCGCCTGGTCGCTGAGTCCGAGAAGGCGGCGGACAAGCTGCTCTCGGCGATCGGCGACGACCTCGCCGTGCTGGCCCAGATCTTCGAGACCTACGGCGAGGGGACTCAGGCGGGGGAAGCCTGAGCCTCGCCCGGCTCGTAGACGACTACGGCGAAGGGCTCTACCCCGACCTGCTGCACTACTTCGGAGTTGACCTCCGCGAGGTGATCGCAGGTCGGGGTCCTTCCCCGTCTCTCGTCCTCTTGCTGGTGCAGAGGCTGCCGGACACATCACTGACCATCGCCCTCGCGTCGGGCGGCAGGGAGCACTTCGGCTGGGGCATGGACAGACACATGACCGCCGACCTGTACGACGCGCTGAACCAGAACACGCGGGCGACTGGTCAGTGGGGGAAGAAGGGTGCGCCCAAGATCCCCGAGTACCCGCGACCCAAGGCCAAGAAGGACAAGAGCGAGAAGAAGTTCAAGTCCGTGGCCGACATCTACAAGGCGTTCTCCAGGAGGTAGCAAGTGGCAGGTTCACCAGGCGGACAGGTGATCGGGCGCGTCTCGGTCAAGGTCTTGCCGGACACCTCCGACTTCCGCCGAGAAGCTGAGAAGGCTCTCAACAAGATCGAGAAGACGCTGAAGCTCACGGTCGCCACCAAGGTGGACATGAGCGGTGCGTCGCGAGAGTTCCTGGAGGAGTTGCGCAAGATCAACCAGCGCAACCGGAACATGGACTCCCGCAAGATCCGGTTCCACACGACCATCTCCACGGACGGGATGGTGCAGGAGATCTCGACTGCGCGTCGTCGTCTCCAGGAGAAGGCGGACCAGCAGAAGATCAAGTTCAAGGTTGACGGCGCTGAAGTCACTGGCGCGATCAAGCTGGAGCTCGACCAGACTGCTGCGGACAAGGCGGCTCACGACCTGAAGGACTGGGCTGACAACCACAGCCCGATCAAGATCAAGGTCGAGCCGGACTGGAGCTCCACTGGGGCTGCCATCACCTCTGCCCGCATGGCCGTACTCACCCGGCCCCGCACCGTGTCGATCATCCCGGATCTCAACAACGCAGCCGTCGCCAAGGTGGGTGCAGCTCTGGCTGCCCTGTCTGGTGCGCGCGTCATCTCGGAGATGTTCGAGCACCTGGGTAACACGATCCGCAACCTCGACAAGTCCGTGCCGATCATCGGCTCGCTCGCAACGGCCATGGCCGGTCTCGCGGGGTTCGGACTCACGGCAGCGAGCAACCTGTTCGCCTTGTCGTCGTCGCTTGCGCAGATCGGACCAGCAGCCCTTCTGCTTCCCGGCCTGTTCGGTGGTCTCGCAGTAGGACTCGGCGCTTCGTTCGCCGCGTTCAAGGACTTCAACAAGGTTCTGCCCGAGGTGAAGACTCAGCTCTCCGCCTTGCAGGACACCATCTCCAAGAACTTCTGGGAGAAGGCCAAGGCTCCGATCAAGGACCTGGTCGACGGGCTTCTGCCCAAGCTCTCCGCAGGGTTCGCCAAGACCTCGACTCAGCTCGGCGGCTTCTTCGGCAGCCTGGCTACGGGACTGAAGGGCGCGCTCGACCCGGCGCTCAACCAGATGTTCGGCGACCTGTCCCAGTCGATCCAGATCATGACCGGGCACACGGGCTCGCTGGCCAACATCATCGCCACTCTCGGCAAGGTGGGTACCTCGTACCTCCCCGAGCTGGCGTCCTGGTTCGGCAACCTCACCGACCGCTTCTCCACCTTCCTCACCAAGAGCGAGGGCAACGGCAAGCTGGCTGAGTGGATCGACCTGGCCATCCAGAACCTGAAGGAACTGGGCGGGGTCATCTCGAACCTGTTCGGCATCTTCGCCGGGCTGGGCCGCGCTGCACAGCAGGCCGGTGGCTCCACGCTCGCGATGCTGAACGACACGCTGAAGGGCATCCACGACACGGTCGACAGCCCGGCGTTCCAGTCTGGTCTGGTCGACGTGTTCAAGGCGGCTCACACCGCGATGAACACGATCGCCACCACGTCTGGCCCGGCAGTCAAGAACCTGTTCCTGGAGCTCGGCAAGCTGCTCACCTCGGTTCTGCCGCAGGTGGGTCAGATCATCGGTACGGCACTGAGTGCGGTGGCTTCGGCCCTGGCTCAGCCCGCTGTCACCAACGGCATCAAGGCTGTCTTCGACGGCATCCTGGTTGCGGTCAACGCCCTCGCCCCTGCGATGGGTCCTGTGGGTCAGGCGCTCGGCGCTCTGCTCCAGGTCGTGGGCACCATGCTCACCGCGTTCGGTCCGCTGATCGCTGCGGTGCTGACCCCGCTGGCTACGGCCTTCGCTCAGCTCGCTCCGATGATCCAGCCGGTCATCACCATGCTGTCGGGCGCTCTGCTCCAGGCAGTCCAGATGCTCGCGCCGCTGCTCATGCAGCTCGTCCCGGTCATCGGGGCTGCGCTGACCGGTGCCTTCTCGGCACTGTCCGGCATCCTCCCGTCGATCATGACGGCGATGGGCTCGATGCTCCAGGCCGTGGTTCCGCTCGTCGGCATCCTGGTCTCGGCGCTGGCTCCCATCCTCCCGATCATCGCTCAACTGTTCGCCCAGATCTACACGGCTGTCGCTCCGCTGATCGTCGCCCTGGCTTCGGCCCTGGCTCCGATCCTCCCGGTGCTGTCGGCTGCGCTCCAGACGGTGCTCACGGCTCTCCAGCCGATCATCGCTACGGCGCTCCAGATCGTGACTGCGGTCATCACGCCGCTGCTCCCGATGCTGAGCGAGATCATCCAGTCCGTCCTGCCTCCCCTGGCGGACGCGATCAAGCGGGTGTTCGAGGCGATCCAGCCGGTGCTCGATGCACTGCTCGCGGTCGTCAACTTCCTGATGCCGATCCTGGTTCCCGTCCTGTCGTTCATCATCGGCATCCTCGCGGACTCGCTGGTGGCTGCGATCAACGGCGTGGGTCTGGTACTCGAAGGTCTGGTCGAGGTCTTCAAGGGCGCGTGGGACATCATCGTCGGCGTCCTGAAGTTCGCCTGGGGTCTGATCGTTGCGCTGTTCACCGGCAACACCGACACCCTGAAGGCTGGCTGGAACCAGTTCTGGTCCGGCATCTGGTCCTTCGTCAAGGGCATCTGGGACACCATCGTTGGTGCCTTCGCGATCTTCCTGAACGTCGGCATCCTCGGCACCGCAGGCAAGATCCTGAAGTCCATCGGTGCTGCGTTCAAGGCTGGCTGGGCCATCGTCAAGGGTCTCGGCGAAGCGGCCTGGGGTGCGATCAAGGGCGGCTTCTCGGGCTTCGGCTCGACGCTTGCTGGCCTCGGTCGCTCGCTCATGTCGAGCCTGGGCGGTCTGTTCTCGTCCGGCTGGTCTGCGGTCAAGGGCATCTTCTCGTCGGCCTGGTCGTCGCTGAAGGGCGCTGTGTCCTCTGGCATCTCGTCCTGCATGACGCTCGTCCGGGGTCTCCCTGGACAGGCGCGGTCGGCCCTCGGGTCGATGGGCTCTGTCCTGATCGGCGCGGGCAAGGCTCTGATCTCCGGTCTGATCTCGGGCATCAGCTCGATGTTCGGTTCGGTCAAGAGCAAGCTCGGCGACCTGACCAGCAAGCTGACGGACTGGAAGGGTCCGCTGCCCAAGGACAAGGTGCTGCTCTACAACGCCGGTGTCGTGATCATCAAGGGCCTCGTCAAGGGCCTGGAGTCCCAGTTCGACAACGTCAAGAAGTCCCTCAACGGACTGACTGACCTGATCGGCAAGGCCAAGCTCAGCAAGGGTCTGACCGACCACCTGAAGGCCCAGAAGTCGCAGCTCGACAAGATGCTGAAGACGTGGGATGCGATCGACACCAAGCTCGACGCGGCCAAGAAGAAGCTCGCTGATCTGAAGACGGCCAAGGCGGACTACGCCGGAAGCATCGCTCAGAAGATCGTGGACGCCGCCAACGTCACCCAGATGGACGGCGGCTTCAGCGGCATCATGACCTCACTGAAGATGCAGGTCGAGCAGGCGAAGCACTTCGCCGACGTCCTGGCCAAGCTGAAGAAGCTGGGTCTCAACCAGGAGATGTTCGACCAGCTCGCGCAGGCTGGCCCCGAGGCTGGCATGGCTGCGGCTGAGGCTCTGGCCAACGCTGGGGCTGCGGGCGTCAAGCAGGTCAACGACCTGGAGAAGCAGCTCGCAGCAGCCGCTGGCAAGGTCGGCAAGACCGCGTCAGAAGTGATGTACGACAACGGCATCCACATGGCCGAAGGGCTCGTCAAGGGTCTGGAGAAGCAGGCCAACGCGATCGAGAACCAGATGATCAAGATCGCCGACTCGATGGTCAAGGCCATCAAGAAGGCGCTTGGCATCCACTCCCCCTCGCGGGTGATGAAGGCGCTCGGTGTGTGGGTCGGCAAGGGCCTGAGCAAGGGCCTGGACAAGGGGCGCACCAGCGTCCTCGGGTCCATGAAGGCCATGGCGCTTGACGTCTCTGGCTACGACATCCAGCCGCCTGCGGTGGCTCAGCTCGACGTCTCGTCGGCAGTCGCTTCGGCGGTTGACGGTGGCACGGAAGGCGGTGTCACGAAGGTACTCAACTACTACGCGGCTCCGGGCTCGTCTCTCTCCTCGGAGGAAGACCTGTTCGCCGCGTCGAACCGAGCAAGGATGGTGGGCTGGTAACGATGGCGAAGCTCCTCTTGGAGAACGCCCTGGACTCCTTGTCCCTCAACGGGATCGAGGAAGAGGGCAGGGGGGTGCAGGCAACGACTGGCGTGTCCGGTCTGGGTCTGCCCCCCGTGTCCGTCCAGTGGCTGGAGGGTGCGGGTGACGGGGCGAAGTTCCGTCGTTCTCGCACCCTCGCGCGGGACATCGACATCCCGCTGGACATCGTCGGGCGCAACCGCGATGACCTGAAGAAGATCACGTCCCGGCTGGCGAAGATGCTGGCCGGGCCGTGCACCCTACGACTGGTTGAGGACGACGGGTCCGACTGGTCTACCGAGGTCGTCCGTGTCGGCGGTGGCGAGTACAGCTACGGCAACGACACCACCGGCAATAGGGATGTCCAGACGGTCATCACGCTTCGTGCGGGAGATCCCTACTGGACGTCCTCGGTGACCACCACTCAGCAGATCGGCGGCACGTCGGCTGGCGCGTTCGTCTCCGGGTTCATGTCACTGCCGGTCGCCTCCTCGCAGGCGATGGGCTCGATCACCCTGGAGAACACGGGCGACGTCGCGGCCTACCCCGTCTGGACCATCTTCGGTCCGGGCGACAACTTCAAGGCGATCTCCCCTACGGGCGAGACGCTGTGGTGGAAGGGCACCCTCGCTGCCAACCAGTCGCTGATCGTGGACACACGCAGCGGCACGGTGAAGCGCGAGGACGGCTCGAACCAGTACGCCCTTCTCGCCGCCGCTCCTCGGTTCTGGGCGATCGACCCTGGCACTGCAACCTGCACGGCCAGCCTCCTCAACATCACGTCTGCCTCGAAGATCACGGTGGAGTGGAAGCCTCGGAAGTGGATGGTGATCTGATCCTGTGAAGCTCCGCGACCTGACGGTCGAGGTGCGGGACAAGGCGCTGAAGCGCGTCGGTGCCATCCGCCCCGAGGAGCTGGTGCTCGAACTGGAAGACCAGTTCAACAACGTCGGAACCTGGAAGCTCACGCTGGCTGTCGAGCACCCGCTCGCTACGGCCCTGCGTACTCCAGGTTCCGGCGTGATCATCACCGGCCCGACCGACATCCTGATGTCAGGTCCGACGACCAAGAGCGAGTTCGCTGCGACTCCTGAAGACCCCGGTGGCTCCGTGGTGTTCGAGGGGATCAGCGACACCTGCGTCCTGTCGGACATGCTCTCGTTCCCTGACCCGACCAACGTCAACCCAACCACGCAGACGCTCTCGCACGACATCCGTACTGGACCTGCCGAGACTCTGCTTCACGCCTACGTCAACGCCAACATCGGACCGAGCGCACCGGCTGCTCGACGCAAGGCTGGGCTCATCATGGGCACCAACCTGGCGCGCGGCACGGTCATGACGAAGAAGGCGCGCTTCCCCGTGCTGGGCAACCTGCTCACCGACATCGCCATCGTGGATGGCCTCGGGTTCCGGGTCGTGCAGCGTGACGCGAACCTCGTCTTCGAGACGTACCAGATCACCAACCGCGCGAGCTACATCCGGCTCGACGTCATGAACAACACGCTCGCTGGACAGCGGGTGGCCATCACTCCCCCGGCTGCGACCCACGTCATCGTGGCTGGCCAGGGCGAGCAGGTGGACCGGACCTTCCGCGACGTCACGACTCCCGAGTCCCTTGCCGCAGAGGCGGACTGGGGCAGGCGCATCGAGGTCTTCCAAGACCAGCGCGACCAGTCGGAAGACGCTGAGCTTGACCAGTCCGGACTGGAGACGCTGGCCGACAAGGGCTTCACTGCGGTCGCCGTACAGGCGGTCCCGATGGAGGACACGGCCATGACCTTCGGCGTCGACTGGGGCCTGGGCGATGTCGTCTCGGTCGTGGTCAACGACCAGGAGCTCGTCTCCACTGTCACCGGCATGATCCTGAAGGCCACCTCCGAGGGCTTCAAGATCGGCGTCGAGCTCGGTGATGCAACCGGCTTCAACGCCGAAGCTGCCTACGCGCAGCGAGTCCAGAACACAGAGAACCGAGTCAGCCAACTGGAGCGCAACAGCTCGGGTGGTGGCGGTGTCTCTGCCGACGATCAGATCCTTCGCATCATGGGAGTGTGGTGACAAGTGGCCAACGTGCCCAAGAAGTTCTTCAGGGGCGTTGCCTCTACGACGCTCACGTCCGTCTACACCGTGCCGACGAGCACGACGGCGATCGTGACGAACATCGTCGTGGCCAACGTCAACACGACCCCCTCGACCATCCTCGTCAAGATGGGTGCCATCACCATCATCCCGAACACACCTGTTCCGGCGAACGGCATCTTCACCCTTGACATGACACAGGTCATGGACGTCGCCGGTCAGGCGATCGAAGTCCAGGGCAGCACGACCGGTCTCGGTGTGCACATCTGCGGAGTGGAGGTGGCTGCCTGATGGGCTTCAACGTAGTCCCCGCCCCGGAGGTCTCTGGCCTCGTCGGTGCGCCCGGCCCGCAGGGTCTGAAGGGTGACACCGGAGCTACCGGCCCGGCTGGTCCCGCTGGCCCTACGGGTGCCACTGGCGCTACTGGCCCCACGGGTCCGGCTGGTCCGACTGGCCCGACTGGTCTGACTGGAGCTACGGGTGCCACCGGCCCTACGGGTGCAACCGGCGCGACCGGCGCTCAGGGTCCGATCGGACCGACCGGTGCGACTGGCCCGATCGGTCCGGCTGGCCTGGTCTGGAAGAACGCCTGGGTCGCCTCGACGGCCTACGTCGTCAACGATGCGGTCACCTACAACGGCTCGTCCTACCGAGTCACCACGGCGCACACGTCGTCTGCTGGCTCTCCTCCGGACACTCTGGTGAACTACCAGCTCCTCGCCCAGAAGGGCGCTACCGGAGCGACCGGCTCCACTGGGGCCACCGGCCCTACTGGTGCCACTGGCCCGCAGGGTCCGAAGGGTGATCCAGGAGCCGTCACTACCGTCAACGGCAAGTCCGGCGACGTGACGCTGAGCGCCGCTGACGTGAGCGCGCTGCCTCTGACGGGCGGGACGATCACCCCGCCTTCGGGGCACGGCCTCACCGTGTACGGCAGCACGGACCCGGCGACGTACTTCCGAGTCACCGACCAGGGTCACCCGTACAGCAACAGTACGCGGGCGACGTTCTACAACATGGGCGTCGGTGACACGACGACCCCGTTCGGTGGGGGCAAGTTCGTCCTTGGGATCAAGAACGCCTCTGTGGTGCCGACGACTGACCCGGTCGGCGGTGTGTACCTGTGGTCCGAGGGCGGCAAGCTGAAGCTGAAGGAAGGCAGCAACACCTTCAACGTCGGTGACGCGATGCCGACCACGGGCGGCAAGTTCACTGGTGACTTCAGCCTGGAAGGCGCATCGGGCTCCTACCGGCAGTTCAGCTTCGATGTCGGTGGCGTGAAGCGGTGGACGTTCCAGAAGGACGACGTCGTAGAGGATGGCGCTGGCAACGGCGGCAACCTGCGGATCTCCTCTCGCAACGACGACGGCTCCTTCAAGTCGACTGTCGTCTACGCGGATCGAGGGACTGGTCAGGTCGCCGTGGGCACCACGGTCCCAAGCTCGTCAGCCAAGCTGACGGTCGCTGGCTCGGCTGCACTGAAGGACGTGAGCACTGCGCCTGCGACTGCCTCCGGTGCCGCGATCTTCTACTCCGAGTCCGGAGTCGGCAAGGTCCGGCAAGGCGACGGCACCATCCAGGTCATCGGCGACAAGACCCTCACCCCGATCCAGAGCCTGGGCCTCATGGCCCGAAGCCACATCAGCGGTGGGGGGAACATCTTCTGGGACAACATGAACCTGTCCTGGAGCAAGCGGTTCCTGGTCGCCTTCGGCAACGGTCGTGGCACCGGCCTCTCGGCGGGTGGCTACTTCCAGATCGACATGCCGCCCAACGGCACGGTCATCCCGGTCATCGGAACCACGGGAGCCACCACCTCGGTCACCGTCGCCAACGGTCGCATCCCCCTGCGCTCGGTCGCGTGGGGATCTCTCTGGTACAAGGTTCCCTACGGTGGAGCTGCCGCGTCGGTGCCTGCCAACTTCGTGATCACGGACTACACCGGCAACCAGACGCCGTTCGGCGAGGACTACGTCATGGTCGCTCAGGTCAACATCGACGGCGTCGGCATCCCGTCGCTGAAGCTGGGGACCGGCGAGTTCCTGGATCACTGGAGGCCGCTGGCCTACAAGAACTCCTGGACCTCGTACTCCGCTGGCACCGAGGGCGTGTACCCCGAGCCCCAGGTTGCGGACGGCGCGACGCCTCTCTACCGAGGCGCTGGCTACCGCATGGGCGCTGGCCGCATGGTCGAGTTCAAGGGCCTGATCAAGGGCGGAGTCGCGACCAGCGGCTACGACATCTGCACCATGCCGGTCGGCTACCGCCCCTTCGCCAACCACATCTTCTACCTGCCGAACAACGCGGCTCTGATGCGCGTCGACATCTACGCGGCAGGCGGCTACATGACGGTCGGCGCTCCCGGCATCGGCACCATCAACAACGGTTGGGTCGACCTCTCCACGGTCCGCTACCCGGCTGAGCAGTAACTCACCCACCCCCCTTGTGACAGAAGGGAGATCAACGTGGGAGCTGGGCTGTACCCACCTCCGACCGCCAACCCCAACCTGCCTCGCGGCACCCGGTACTACTCGACGCTCGGCGCAACGTCCTACGTCGGCGACACCGAGACTCGCGCCTACCTCGCGACTTGGACCGCCGACCCCAGTCGGCTGTACCGGGTCACGCTCAACCTCGCCGTCGTGGACTGCGATGCCAGCAACACGACGTACCGAGGTGCCGTCAACAGCGCGACCCTGCGGTGTCGCTGGGCCTACGGCACTGACGCCACCGTGACGAGCAACGACACAGGCGCGTTCTTCGCGTCCGTCTTCACCGACGACTCGACGTCCGGCTCGGGAGCGAACCACGACTGGTTCATCGGCGGCCTGACGGCAGGCCCTGTCGCAGTAGCGATCACGCTGAAGGCGACCAGACCAGCGGCCACCTACGGCCAGGTCCGCATCCTCACCCAGGGCGGCAACACTACGTCGCTGCACGTCGAGGACATCGGGGCCTGGCCCGTCCCGTAGCTCCAACCCCTGCCCCTACTCAGGTACAGCGCAACCGAAGGACATCCCCCCATGGGCGCAGCCCTCTACCCCCCACCCGTAGCAGCCGCCCCGTCGCCGGTCACCCTCACCTCTGGTGTCACGGCGACGAGCGGCTTCTCGGTCAACAACTGCTTCCTGACGAAGATCAACGGCATCGCCACCGTCAAGGCGGACCTCGCGATCAACACCGCGATGAGCGCAGGCAGCTCCGCTCCGTACAACCTGGCAGACACCGTCATCGGCAACATCCCGGACGGCTTCCGCCCCCGGCAGACGATGACCGCCCTGTACTCGACTGGCTACGCGGATGGTGAGTGCGACATCACCGCTGACGGCAACGTCACGATCCGCACGACCAACACGTACAGCCTCTCGGTCGGCGAGACCATCCGGTTCTCCGCGACCTACGTCCTCTGACCCACCCCGCACTTCAAGCCCCTGAGCCGTCTGGCCGGGGGCTTCTTCCATGCCCACCAGGAAGGAACCCCAGTGGCACAGACCTCCTACCCGTTCGACGCCCAGAGCGTCACCGAGTCCCAGTACAGCCAGTACTTCCGTGAGCTCCAGGACAACGGAGTCGTCGGCTCGTCCGACAGCACCACCCTGAAGGTCACGGCGACGACCGGCATGACCCTGTCGGTCGCCATCGGCGCAGCCGTCGTGCGTGGGCACTTCTACAACAACGACGCAGCGACCACGCTGACCGTCGCGGCTGCCGACACGTCGGCTCGCACTGACCGTGTCGTCCTGCGCCTCGACCCGGCTGCGAACAGCATCGTCCTGGCCATCCTGAAGGGCGCGGCTGGCGGCGGTGTCCCGGCCCTGACGCAGACCGACACTGGCATCTACGAGCTGTGCCTGGCGAACATCGCGGTCGGCGCGAGTGCCACCTCGATCGTGACTGCCAACATCACGGACCAGCGTCGGTGGGTCGGTTCCCGCATCGGGTCCTGGAGCACGGCGCTTCGCCCCACCACTCCTCGCGTCGGGCGCATGGGCTTCAACACCGACACCCTGGCCTGGGAGTTCTGGAACGGCACCGCGTGGGCCAACCTCGTCCAGGCTGTCGACTGGAGCAACCTGAGCAACAAGCCGGGTACGTTCCCTCCGTCCGCTCACACTCACCTGTGGGCTGACACCACGGACAAGCCGACGACGTTCCCCCCGAGCACCCACTCGCACGACTGGAACTCGATCACGTCGAAGCCGTCCACGTTCGCGCCGTCGACTCACTCGCACGACTGGAACTCGATCACCAGCAAGCCGAGTACCTTCGCCCCGGCGTCGCACTCGCACAGCTACCTGGACTACAACGACACGATCTACCGCGCCAACGGCTCGGACCGCCCGCACAGCTACGGCCCCTCGGGCTCGACCTGGTACGCGGTGTGGGTCGACGGCAACCACAACTTCTGCCGGAACACCTCCTCGATCAAGTTCAAGGAGAACGTCCGCGACATCGAGATCCGGCCCGAGGATGTCCTCGCGCTGCGTCCTCGCGTCTACGACCGCAAGCCCACCCTCTCCGAGGACGGCAAGCCGCTGGAGGCGCGCAAGGACGAGTTCGGCCTCATCGCTGAGGAGGTCGCGCAGACCCTGCCCCAGGTCGTCAACTACCTGGACGGCGAGGTCGACGGTCTGCGTTACGACCTGCTCGGCGTTGCTCTCATCCCCGTTGTCCAGGACCAGCAGGCTCGCATCGAGTCGCTGGAGGAGAAGGTCGCTCGCCTGGAGAAGCTGGTCGAGGCCCTGGCCTCATGACCGCAAGCATGGAGCCCACTGTTCAGGTGGCGCTTGTAACTACCGGAGGCACGATCCTTGTGACCCTCATCGGCGTGGTGGTCGAGTTCCTTCGACGCAACCACAAGGCCCTGACGGAGGTGAAGGAGAACGCTCAGGTCGCCCGCGACCAGGTCGCCAACTCCCACACTACGAACCTCCGCGACGACATGGACCGCCTCCACGATGACGTTCGAGAAGTCCTCGACGTCCTGAGAACCCACGGTGTAGAGATCGGTGGCCTGCGAGCTGACCTCCGCCAGGAGCGCATCGAGCGCCTGGCCGTGAGCGAACGACTCGACCACCACCTGACCACTGTCGCAGCCGCGACCGCAGCCTCTGTCGCTGCCGTCGTCAGCTCGACTGACTGACACACCCACCGCGAAGGCCCTGGCTCACATCGAGTCGGGGCCTTCGCCGTACCCGAAGGAGTACCCACACAGTGACTCTCACCCAGAAGGTCATCGACATCGCCTCTGCGGAGGTTGGCTACCACGAAGGCAAGAACTCCAGTGGCCACTGGAACAACAAGGAGAAGTACGCGGCTGAGGTCCCCGGCCTGGCCTGGGCTGACTACCAGGCGTGGTGCGCCACGTTCTGCTCCTGGGTCGCGCTGAAGGCTGGAGCCGCTGAGCTCTACCCGCGCACCGCGAGCTGCGAGGCTGGCGTCGCCTGGTTCAAGAAGATCGGTCGCTTCAGCGCCTACCCGGCTGTCGGAGCTCAGGTCTTCTACGGCTCGGGCGGTGGCACCCACACCGGCATCGTCGTCTCCTACGACGCCGACTACATCTACACGGTCGAGGGCAACACCAACGACAACGGCTCGGCTGAGGGCGACGGCGTCTACCGCAAGAAGCGTGAGCGTCGCAGCGACTTCGTCTACGGCTACGGCTACCCGAAGTTCCCCGAGGGCATCAAGTCGGCGGACCCGAAGTGGGCGAGCGAGGCTCCCAAGGCCCCGGTCAAGCCTGCTCCTGCGAAGCCCGCCCCGGCCAAGCCTGCGCCGGTCAAGCCGACCTCGACGCTCTACAAGCTGAGCGACGCGGTGAAGCCCGGCTGCCACCACGTCCAGGTCAAGGACATCCAGCAGCTCCTGATCAAGCTGGGCTACAAGATCCCCGGTGCGGTGACCGACTTCTACGGCCCGAACACCGAGGCCGCTGTCGCCCTGTGGCATGAGCGGAACCCGAAGTACAAGAACGTCGGGCTGCGCCGTGACACCCGCATCGGTCCGGCTGGGTACCTCGCCCTCCAGAAGCAGTGCGGTCGGCGATGACCGGCAAGCACTCCGCCCCTACCCCCCGCTTCCAGAAGGAGTCCTTCGTGACCCTGCTTCTCCCCCTGCTCCCGGTCAAGGCCCGGCCCTACGCGAAGGCGATCCTCGCCCTCCTGGGCACCGTGGCTTCGGTCGCGACGCTGCTCTACGCGGATGACCCGCGCGTGGCCGCGATCGTCCAGGGCCTGACCGCCCTGGGTGTGTACGCCCAGCCGAACGGCTCGACCGGCGAGGCCGAGTTCCCCGAGGACGGTCTGCCCGAGAACGAGCTGACCACCGAGGGCTGACCCTCAACGCAGAAGACCCCCACCAGCTACGTGCTGAGTGGGGGTCTTCTGTCGTCTACCGGCCTGGGCCTCATGAGGACTTCATCGCCTCGATCTCCTCCAGGCTGACGATCTTCGCGGTGCCGCGTCGGCGAGTAGGAGCCGCCTTCTTGGCGGGGGTCCGCTTGACCGGCACCGCCTTGATCTTCTCGCCGGTCTGGTCGACGTTGTAGAGCAGGGTCTCGATCGGCCCGGCATGGTCGCGGCACAGGTCCATCTCGCTACGGTCGCCGTCGCGTGTGATGGTGTAGTGCGTGGTCGGCTTGCCAACCTCGGTCGGGTCGATGTCGCAGACGGTGACCTGGATCTTCGCCATGTGGATGTCTCCTTCGCTGGTGAGGGTGTGTTGCTCGGTAGATGCAACCTACACGAAGATGCTTGCACTGTCACGCTCCGTGTGCAAGAGTGTGTCTACAAGTTACCGGGGTGGACATGAGAGGAGAACGACATGGGAGCACGGAAGATCCAGGACGAGAGCGAGGTCATGCGCTGGTTCGAGGAGGGCAAGACCTACAAGTGGATGGTCGAGGAGTACCGCCGCAAGTACAACATCGAGACGGTGCCGTCCCTGTGGGGCAACTTCCGGCGTCGTCGTGGGCTCGACCGTCGCATCACCCGTTCGGACGAGCTCATCCCCTGGCAGGTCAAGCCTGAGCACCGCTGGCTGTACCCGGTCGGCATGTTACGAGTCGAGGCTCGTCGGCGAGAGAAGGGCGATGCTGCGCTCAGCGAGCTGGAGGCGACCCGCCTCGCAGCCTGGAAGCAGATGCTCACCGACAACAACGCCGTGGTGCACTACGACCCGGAGACTGAGGAGGGCTTCTTCTACATCCCTCGCCAGGAGGGTGATGGTGACCTGGTTCACAAGCCCAAGGTCTCGACGCGCCTGAAGGCTGTCGACTGACCCCGGTAGCACCCCGTAGTTGAAGGTTCACTGAGGAGTGCTACGGTTCTCTCCGCTCAACCGCACGACCCGCTCGACCCCGGTGCCACGGGAACGATGGGCTACAACCAGACATCTGATGCAACTTGCACACTGCGCAGGGACGGTGCTACTGTCTCCTCCGTCAGCGCAAGTTGCACACCACAGCACCAGGAGGATGCAACACCATGCCGTACCGCGAAGTCCTGCCAGCGATGGACAGGGCACACGGAGATCCGTACAGCTTCATCACCGAAGACGGGACGATCGAGTTCGTCTTCGACCTGGAGAACTTCTGCTTCTACATCGACGCCACGTTCGGCTACTCGCCGGACAGGATGAGGTCGGTCCTGAAGCAGGCGGAGTGGTGGGGCCTGGAGCTCATGCCGTACACGGAGTGCGACGTGGAGTTCATGCCTGGCGGGTTCACCCGGATCTACCTGACGCCGATCGTGCCGCCCGAGGTGGCCGAGGCTGAGATGGTCCGGGAGCTCCTTGCCTCAGTGGATGCGCTGACAGTGACGCCGTTCGACACAACGACACTGGAGGTAGTTCCGCTTGACCCTGAACTTCATGGAGATCCCGAACCAGACTCACCCGAACCAGTCGGTTCCGCGTGACGGGTGGGATCGCCCGCTCATCGTGCCGAAGGCTGGCGGCAAGCCGGTCGGACACACCAGGACGACGACGTTCATCGACTGCATCGAGGACAAGTCGAACCTGATCAACTGGGGCAAGCGCATGGTGGGAGTGGGGCTGGCCAAGAACCCGGCCCTGCTCGACGCCATCCGCGAGCTGGACCCCAACGACAAGGACGACAAGCGCAAGCTGGACGGTCTCGCTGAGCGTGCCGTCGACATCAGCGGCGCGAACGACAAGCGGGAGAAGGGCACCCACCTTCACACGCTGTCCGAGTACGTGGACGCGGGCAAGCCGCTCCCCTTCGGTACGCCGCAGGTGGACGTCGAGGACATGATGGGCTACATGCTGGCCACGTCGGTGCTGAAGGTCCATGCCGTCGAGCAGTTCGTGGTAGTGAACGAGCTCAACGTCGGTGGCACCTTCGACCGCACCTACGAGTACGACGGGCCTGGCCCGGACGGCAAGCCCATCTCGGGCCTGTTCATCGGCGACCTGAAGACAGGGTCCGTCGAGTACGGGGCGCTGAAGATGGCGAGCCAGCTCGCGATCTACTCGCGAGGAGAGAAGTACGACCACACGAAGTTCCCTGTGGACCACCAGGACAAGAAGGCCCTGGCCGCATGGAAGAAGGTGGCGGTCGACGCAGCCGAGGCGGAGAAGGCGTACAGCCCGCTCCCCGAGGTGAACCAGGACTGGGGCATCATCGTCCACCTGCCTGCTGGCACGGGACAGTGTGACCTGTACTGGGTGGACCTGAACATCGGGTGGGCCTTGGCCCAGCTCGCGCTTCAGATCCGCAAGGCGCGCAGCACCCGTGGTGCGATGAAGCCGTTCGTGACGCAGGTCACGGAGAACGAGCTTGCTTCTTCCGCCGAAGCTGTGTAACTTGTACCAAGTCAGAGCGACGCGGAAGCGACGAGCTGAAGCGCAAGTCGCAAGAACCGCGAGGTTGACACCAAGCTCCGGATCGTGTAACTTGTACCACGACAGAGAGAACAACGAGAGGAGCACAACAGCGTGAGGGAACTGACCGTCACCATCAAGTACGGCAAGGGCTACGAGGAGACCTGGGCGGTCTTCAAGGGCGGAACGGACGAGGTCCGCGAGGACATCATCTCCTACTTCGGCCTCATGCGTGACAGTGTGACTGAGCTGACGCTCAGCGAGCTGGTGGTGGAGGTCACCAGCCTGGCCCACGGCAAGGGCAACATCGCCCGCTTCCTGGGTGGGACGATCATCCCCCCGAGCGAGGCTGGCCCTGACCCGGCACCGGCTGCATCGGCTCCCAGCGGAGACCCGTGGGCGGCAGTCGGAAGCGGAGCGGCCACTCCCCCGGCAGCTCAGCCTGCTGAAGACCCGAACGCCTACATCCTCGGCGAGATCGAGAAGCAGAGCGACGTCGCTGGTCTGAAGCGACTGTGGGCCGAGAACCAGAACTTCTTCGCTGACCCGGCTGTGATGGCCGCGTGGAAGGCGAAGGGCAAGGCGCTCAGCGCCGCGTAGTACCAGCTCCACCCACCCCAACAGACACCGAGTAACAGACTCACCGAACGAAGGAGAACAACACAGTGCTGAACTTCATGGACATCCCCACCCAGGGCGGCGGCTGGTTCAAGCCGAAGGACAACGTGGACGCGGTCGCGATCCTCATCGAGGTCAAGCAGTTCGACAGGCAGCGCCCGACCCCGAACGGTCCGAAGGACTCCGTCCTCGCCGACATCTCCGTCTTCAAGACGCAGGCCGACCTCGACGCCGGTCGCCCGGAGATCGCCAAGGGCCAGCGCATCGAGCAGACGGTCCTCGCCCGTGACCTGGAGGCGATCGTCGGTGGTGCCACCATCGTGACCCTGGCCCAGATCCCGGCCAAGAAGCCGGGTGCCTACCCCGCGTGGGTGTGGCGTCAGGCTGAGCGCGCTGCTCAGCAGAAGGTCATCGACTACGCGACCAAGCGCGAGGCCGAGGTGAACGCGGCGCTCGACGCTGCGCCCGACTTCGACTGAGTGTGACTGTGTGACCACTGCGGGGGTCGTCCTACGGGGCGGCCCCCTTGGGGCAGTGAGAGAGGAGGTGCCTGTGAACCGACCGAGCTGGGACGACTGGGCACTGACCATCGCTGAGGCGGTGGCAACCCGAGCTGACTGTTCGAGATCGCAGGTGGGAGCTGTCCTGCTGAGCCGGTCTCACCGGGTGCTGAGCGTGGGCTACAACGGCCTGATCGCTGGCATCCCTGGATGTGCCACTGCGGGCAACTGTCCGAGAGGGCGGCTGTCCTACGAGGAGGTCGCGGCGAACAGCGACTACTCGAACTGCCCGGCGACACACGCTGAGCGCAACGCGATCGAGCACGCCGACCCTGTCGAGCTGTCCGGCGCAACCCTGTACGTGACGCGGGCTCCCTGCCCTGCGTGCCAGACCCTGATCAACGCCGCTGGCATCAAGCGCGTGGTCGTGAGAGGAGACAAGTAGTGCTCACCCCTGGAAGGTCCCTGTCGCTTCACGCGGAGTCGGGACGCGAGCTCCCCCGTGTTGAGGCGTTCGAGGCCCTGTACCAGAAGGGCGTTCGCCCCCGGCATGGTGAGGTCATCATGATCGCCGGTCGATCCGGCACACAGAAGTCCGGCTTCGCTCTGTTCTGGGTGGCGTCGATGAACCTGCCCAGCCTGTACTTCTCCGCTGACATGAGCGCCTTCACGGCGTCCTCGCGTCTCGCCTCGATGGCGACTGGAGACACGACCGAGATGGTCGAGGCTGGCATGGCCCAGGGCGGCAAGCACCGTCAGGGCTACATCGACGCACTGTCCCACTCGAACATCACCTTCAGCTTCGGATCGCCCATCACCTGGCGCGCCGTCGATGAGGAGCTGGAAGCCTACGTCGAGCTGTGGGATGCCTACCCCGAGGTCATCGTGTTCGACAACCTGATGGACTTCGAGGGCGCGGAGTCGGACTACACCGAGCAGATGGCGGTCATGTCCAACGCGACCGAGCTGGCCCGTGCTACCGGCGCGACGGTCATCATCCTTCACCACGCGAGCGACAAGAGCTGGGAAGCCAAGAGCGACCCGTGGGCTCCCCCGTCCCGCGACCAGGTGAAGGGCGGTCTCTCCGAGAAGCCCGAGCTGTCCCTGACGGTCGCTCTCGACCCGACCAGCCTGGAGTACCGGGTCGCCTGCGTGAAGCAGCGCATGGGTCCGTGTGACCCCACTGCTCGTAGCTACGCCATGATGCGCTGCCACCCCGAGGTGACGCGCTTCTCCAAGCTGGAGGTCATGGCCAAGACGAGCCAGCCGAACACCCCCGCTCCTGCCGGTTCTGGATGGACGCCGACTACGGCGCTGGAGAACCTGTCCTTCGGGAGCTGAGTGTGTTACTGTGTACGAAGACGGAGAGGGCGACCGCAAGGTCGCCTCTCCTTGAAGGGAGTGTGAGAGTGTGAGCAACCCCGTCAGGAACAAGAAGAAGGGTGCCGAGTGGGAGAACGAGTTGAAGAACAAGTTCCGCCTCGTCGGCAAGGACATCGAGCACCTGCACCTGAACGGCAGCGAGGACGAGGGTGACCTGGTCATCCGGAACGGCGACGGCACCTACCTGGTAGTCGAAGCGAAGAACGCGAAGATGGACGCCAACACCTTCGTGCGGGAGATGGAGACCGAGGTCGGTCACTTCGCCCAGCACCGGGGCCTGGACCCCGACAAGGTCGACGGCGTCGTGATCGTGAAGGCGTACCGCAAGCCCTGGCGCAAGGCGTACATCATCACCACGGTCGAGCGGTACTTCGGTCTGGACCCCGAGTGATCGGCTTCATGGGCTGGGACATGACCCAGGCGGAACGCGATCAGCTCGCCGATGAGACCGAGGCGTTCTTCGCCTTCATCGAAGACCCCGACTCAGACATGGACGTGATCCTCGCGGTCGAGGAGTTCTACGACGTGGAGGTGTAGTGGCCATCCAGTGGCGAGAGCCCAGCAAGCCGAAGGGCAGGAGCTGGGACAACGACGACGACAGCAAGCCCGAGCTCTCGGCGGTCTTCGACCACTACGAGATCGACTTCAACCCGGAGCGTGCGACCGGGATGGGGCGCTGCCCCTTGCACGAAGACCACACACCCTCGATGTCCTACAACACGGACAAGGGGCTCTGGCGCTGCCACTCCTGCGGAGAAGGCGGCGACAGTTACACGATGATCATGTTGAAGGAGGGGACAGACTTCCGTGGAGCACGAACCGTTGCAACCACTCTCGGCCTCCCAGAGGGAAGCTCTGGAAGAAGCGACAGCGAGCTACGAGGCAGCCGTTACGGCGGAAGCCGCAAGGTACCTGGTGGGTCGGGGCCTCGATCGAACGGCGGCAGTTACCAACCGCGTTGGCGTCGTAGCTGATCCGTTCCCAGGGCATGAGAGGTTCCGAGGCTTCCTCGCGATCCCCTACCTGGACCGGAACGGCAAGCCGCTCTCGATGCGCTTCCGCTGCATCCAGGAGCACAACCACCGCGACTTCGGTCACGGCAAGTACATGGGCATGAAGGACGAGCCGCCCCGCATGTTCAACGTGGGCGCTGTCCACCGGGCTGACACCGAGATCGCTGTCACCGAGGGCGAGTTCGACGCGATGGTCCTGAACATGATCGGCATCCCGGCTGTCGCTGTCCCTGGCGCACAGGGCTGGCGCAACCACTACCGACGGATGCTCGCTGGCTTCAACCGCGTCTGGGTCTTCGGTGACCCGGACGACGCTGGAGCTGAGCTCGTCGCCAAGATCACCCGCTCGCTGCGCTCTGCCAAGGGCGTGCGCCTGCGAGACGGAGATGTAACTGACACGTACCTGAAGGGCGGGGCTGACGCCCTGTACGCACTGATCAAGAAGGAGGACTCGGAGTGACTGAGACGACTGAGACCACGAAGAAGACCCGCAAGGCGAACCCGCTGACCGCCATCCTGAACGAGGTCAAGGCGAAGGCCGACGACTACGACGACCTGCGCTTCGTGGGTGGTCGGGTGGTCGAGTCGGGGCAGGCGTACCACGCGGAGCAGGAGCACCGCTGGAGCGTCATCAACCAGTCCCGATCGGAGCTCGGCCACCTCGGGGTCGACGGCCTCCTGGTCGAGGACGCTCACGCGGCTGGCGCTGCCACGACGGACGCCGACCGGCGCGAGGCGCTGATCCTCCTGGCCGCTCAGGCTGTCGCCGCTGTGGCTTCCCTGGACGGTGTCTGATGGCTGCGAGCCAGGACCCCTTCTCGGACGTCAAGCGACTGTCCACCGTGCTGGGCGATCTCCGCACCGAGCTGATCAAGGAGGGCTTCTCCTCGGAGGAAGCCTTCGACCTGATCACCCTGATGATCGGAAGCGGGGCCATCCAGTAGTGGCCCTCCCTGGAACCGACAGGTTCCCCTCGATCGCGCTCATCTGGCAGAAGCTGGGTGAGCGCGAGCGGGACCTGTTCTTCGACCACCTCTACGGAGGTACGTCAGCCGACTGGCTGGCCACGACGCTGCGGAAGTACGGACACGACGTCTCGGCTTCCACGATCCGTACCTACCGAAGGAGTCTGAACCGTGTCACTGAAGGATGAGCTCCTGAAGAAGCCTGTCGGACCGAGCGTCCCTGCCCGCAAGACCAACCCTGAGAAGGACTTCACTCGTCAGATCGAGGTGCAGGGCGACGTCGCTGCGGTGACGGTGCGAGGTCTGCCGGACGAGGTGGACGAGAGCGCGGCTGCGGACTACCTCCGCTCGAAGGGCGAGGACCCCGAGCTGTGGATCGCTACCGGCTTCCGCTCTGGCGAGTGGACCATGGCGAACGGCGACCTCGGGGTGAGCAACCGCTACACCTTCAAGCGCCGTGACCCGCTGCTCGACGTCGAGCCTCTGTCGCTGGACGAGCTGATCCGTGCCGTTGACAACTTCGGTCCGGGTGTGACAGTGTCGCAGACAGACGGGGAGTTCACCTTCATCGTCGCCATCGGTGACATGCAGTTCGGCAAGATCGACGGCGATGGTGTTGAGGGAACCCTGGAGCGCACGATCGACTGCCTCAACAAGGCGGCTGCGCTTCTGGAGCAGTACCGACTGCGCTTCTCGATCGGGCATGTGCACATCGCCTGGCTCGGTGACCACATCGAGGGCTTCGTCTCTCAGGGTGGGGCCAACACCTGGCGGACGGTGCTCACGCTGAACGAGCAGATTCGCCTGACCCGGCGAGTGATGCTCCACGCGCTGCTCATCTTCGCGCCGAAGGTCGCTCGGCTCACGATGGCTGCCGTCCCTGGCAACCACGGTGAGGCTGTCCGGATCAACGGCAAGGGCGTGACGCGGTACGACGACAGCCACGACACCGAGTCCCTGATCGCGGTCAAGGACGCGGCCGACCTGAGCCCCGAGCGGTTCGGTCACGTCGAGTTCTACGTGCCGGACACGGACGAGCTGAGCGTCGTAGTCGAGTGCTCGGGCACGGTCGTCGCCCACGTCCACGGTCACCAGTTCCGACCGGGCAAGCACTTCGACTACTGGAAGGGCCAGGCGTTCAACCGGGCGTCCGCCTTCCATCAGGCCGACCTCCTCCTGGCCGGTCACCTGCACCACGAACACGTCGACACCGATGGGTTCCGCACCTTCATCCAGCCCCCGGCGATGGAGAGCGAGAGCACCTGGTGGAGGCACGCCAAGGGTACGACCGGTGCCCCTGGCCTCATCGTCGCCGTCACCAAGGACGGCAACACGAACCTGAAGGAGGTGGTCCGGTGAACATCATCGAGATCAGCAACGCCTACGAGACCGCCGAGGAAGCGACCGCCGACTGGTCCTGGCACAAGCCGGGCGACGAGGTCGACAAGGCGATCACGCGGGCCGCTCGGCACATCGCCAACAAGTACGAGGACACCCGGACGACGGAGTTCGAGGATGCCTACCAGGACGCGCTGGTCTTCGTGGCCACGCGGCGCAACCTCCGGGCTGCGCTTGGAGAGCCGGGACTGCTGTACGCCCGCCTCGTCCAGGACCTGACCGACAAGAACAAGCAGACCGCGACCAAGAGGACGCGAGCCAAGGTGACCAGCTACGAGGACAACCTCACGAAGCTCGAAGGGCTGGGTGTCTGAGTGGCGGGTGCGTACAACCGGGCGCTGGTCGAGCAGCTTCTGCCCGCTCACTTCGATCCGGCTGCGGCCTACGGCGTGAAGAACGAGACCGCGCCGGACGCGGACATGCCGAAGGTCAAGGCGAACCCCAAGCACGCGAACACCCTGTTCGCCCACCTTGCCGACATGGGGCGGGCCTGGGAGAAGGGTCCGCTCTCGCTCGGCGAGAAGCAGGCGGTCGTCCTGCGGTACGGGATGGACTGGACGGAGCGAGAGATCGGAGTCCAGCTCGGCGTCAGCCAGCAGGCGATCTCGAAGCGGTGCGAGAAGGCGGTCGGCAAGCTCGCTGCCTTCCTGAACGGCACGGACTACATCGACGGGTACGACGACATCAAGGAGGAAGCAGCGTGAGTGAAGTGGCAGCGCAGCCCGAGGGCATGAACCCCAACGCGGTCGAGTTCTGGGACGACAAGACCCTCACCTACTACGAGCGGCAGGTCGACGGCACGATCGTCTCCCGGCCCTACAACGAGGGCGAGATGGCGAACTACGCCAAGCAGCGCCAGCTCGACATGCTGGGAGCTGCGGCCAAGGAGGCTGTCCCCTACCTGGACGAGCGGCTGGTGAAGTGCCTGGCCTACATGGAGCTCACTTCGCCGTCGCCCGAGGAGACCGCAGCGATCATCTCCAACCTGTGTGACCTGGCTGCGTACAGCGCGGGCACCCTGAAGCGGATGATCGTGGTCCTGGGTGAGCTGACCGGTCGACCGGTGTGAGTGTGTTACTGTGTACGTGCAAGTGAGTGCAGCAGGCGGCAGTCCTTCGGGGCTGTCGCCTTGCGGCAGTGAGAGAACAGACGAACTTCAAGGAGGAACCACTCAGTGAGCAACACCATCCCCTTCGGTCCGACCGGCCAGACCGTGTACGAGCGCACCTACTCCCGCACCAAGGCCAACGGCGAGAAGGAGACCTGGCCCGAGACGGTCGCCCGCGTGGTCGAGGGGAACCTCGCGCTGGTCTACGGTCCCCGAGCTGGCTGGGATGTGACAGTGTCGCAGGAGGCCGAGAAGCTGACCGGCTACATGGAGAGGTTCGCCATCCTCCCGGCTGGTCGTCACCTCTGGGCGTCCGGTGTGAAGGGTCGGCAGTACCTGTTCAACTGCCATGTCTCTGGCTGGGGCGAGACGCTGGCCAAGCACTTCGAGTTCACCTTCCTCCGCCTGATGGAGGGCGGCGGTGTCGGAGCGAACTACTCCTCCAAGTACCTGATGCCGTTCGGCACGCCTCGCCGTGAGCTCGACGTCCACATCGTGTGCGACCCGACCCACCCCGACTACGCCGAGATGCAGTCGGCTGGCCTCCTGTCCTCCGAGTACGACTCGGACTGGGACGGAGCCTTCGAGGTCGAGGACTCCCGCGAGGGCTGGGCTGACGCCCTGGTCGACCTGATCGACACGTTCATGACCGACGACGAGGTCAAGCACCGAGCCCGCGTCTACGACGTGAGCCGAGTGCGAGGCAAGGGTGCCCGACTGAAGACCTTCGGTGGTACGGCCTCGGGTCCGGCTCCGTTCGGTCGCATGATGCAGGAGATCGGCAAGGTGCTGAGCCGGGCGTCGGACGTCGACCGCTACAAGACCGACCCGCTCCTCAGCGTCCCCACCTGGTGGATCACCCCCACCGAGGCGATGGAGATCGACCATGCCATCGCTGAGTGCGTGGTCTCGGGCGGCAACCGTCGCTCGGCCCGCATGGCGATCTGCCACTGGCGTGACCCGTTCGTCCGCGAGTTCCTTGACTGCAAGGTCGACGGCTCGAAGCACTGGACGACGAACATCTCGGTCGAGATCGACAGTGCCTTCACCGAGGCGCTGGCCAAGGGGCATGAGAGTGCGGTCGACGTGCACCGTGCAGTGGTCGAGGGCATGCTCCGGAACGGAGAGCCTGGCTACTGGAACAGCACGCTGTCCAACGAGGGTGAGGTCGGCGAGGTCATCGCGACCAACCCCTGCGGCGAGATCGCGCTCGAAGCCTGGGAGAACTGCAACCTCGGTCACGTCAACCTCGATGCGTTCGCTCCGTCCGTCAAGGGCGGGGAGTTCGATGAGGCTGGCATGAAGGAGGCGCACGCTCTCGTCACCCGGTTCCTGATCCGTGCCACCTACGGCGACGTGAACGACGCGGGCCAGGCTGCCAAGCTCGCAGCCAACCGGCGCATCGGTGTCGGGCACTTCGGTGTCCAGGGCTTCCTCGCGAAGTCCGGAGTCCGGTACTCGACCGCCCCGTTCACGTTCATGCCGTCGCTCCTGGAGGATCTGTACGAGGTCGTCCGCGAGGAGGCCCGTGACTACGCCTTCGAGCTGCGCATCCCCGAGCCGGTCAAGGTCACGACGGTCGCGCCGACTGGCACGATCGCCAAGATGCCGGGCGTGACGGAGGGCATCCACCCGATCTACGGGCGGACGTTCCTTCGACGGGTTCGCTTCTCTCTCGCCGATGCCGACCAGGCTGCAAGTGTGGACCGCTTCTTCATGCAGGGCTACGCCGTGGACACCTGCGTCTACGACCAGTCCGGCAACACCGTGGTGGTCACCTTCCCGACGAAGGACAAGCTGGTCGCCGAGGTCGAGGAGATGGGCTTCGACGCCGATCTCGTTGAGTCTGCCGACGAGCTCACGCTCGACCAGATGCTGTCCTTCCAGGCGATGTACCAGACCCACTACGCGGACAACGCCGTGAGCTTCACGGCCAACGTTCCCGAGGGCCTGGACGTGGACGAGACGATGGCTGTGATCCAGTCGTGGCTTCCCCACCTGAAGGGGACCACGATCATGGTCGACGGCACCCGAGAGCAGGCTCCCTACGAGCGGATCTCGGAAGCCGAGTTCGACCAGTACGAACTGACTCGGATCGAAGACTCGACCGACGAAGACTGCGCATCTGGTGCGTGCCCTGTTCGCTGATGTTGTAGCGTTCTGCTCCCCCTACTTGAAGGAGCAACGAACGTGGGCATCATCCGCAAGAGCACCAGCGCCATGACCCTTGGCCTGGTGGACTGGAAGTCCGACAAGGAGCGCATCGCTACTTCCACCCGGAAGGCGAAGAACGCGCAGAAGAAGACCAACAAGTTGTTGAAGGAGCAGAACAAGCTCCTGAAGCAACAGGCGCGGTGAGACCGCCCACAAGAGGCCCCTGGAACTTCGGTTCTGGGGGCCTTCTTGTTGTACCTTGCGGGGCATGAAGAACGAACGAGTGATCATCGACCTGGTTGACGACATCGACGGGTCGGGTAACGCATCGACCATCGCCTTCGCTCTCGACGGGAAGACCTACGAGATCGAGCTCAACAAGAGGAACGAAGCCAAGCTCCGGAAGGACCTGGCTCCCTACATCGAGAAGGCCCGTGAGGTGCGCTCTGCTGCACCGGCACGGAAGTCCCGGAGGAACGGGAAGGTAGACAACGCAGCCGTCCGTGTGTGGGCCGCTGAGAACGGGGTAGAGGTGGCCGCGACAGGCCGCATCCCCCAGGCTGTGATCGAGCAGTACAAGGCGCGGAAGGGCTGAGCCCATGGCGCGACGCACCCACCTGGTAGCGAAGACCGTCCCGGCGAAGAAGCTGTGCGGCCCCGTAGAGGTCGTGAAGCTGGGCGTCGGGTACTTGGACCCTCGGGTGAGGCGAGAGGCGCTGAGGCGGGCAGGAGGCGACGCCATGAGGGTGGTCGTGGTCGACCGCACCGAGGCCCTGGTCCTGAACCGCAGACCGGCTTGACCTGAGACCAGGATGAGCGGACGGTGGAGGTGGCGGCGGCTCACTGTCAGCGCCGATCAGGAGCAACCAGGGACTCGTCCTCGGTGGCACCCGAGGAGCCCTGTTGGTGGGCCGTCGTCCCTCTGGCCTGCAAGAACAGTTGTCTGCTGAGCCAGTGAACATGGACCTCTTGAATGATGTAGCATGCACCTTGTTGCATCGACTACTGAGAGGAACCAAGTGGGCACAGAGGATGTTCCAGCGGGAACGCCGACCGTCATCTACGCACGGATCTCGCTGGACAAGAACGGCAACGAGCTCGGCGTAGAGCGGCAGGAGAAGATGTGTCGGGAGCTGTGCGACAAGCGCGGCTGGCCGATCGTCGCGGTGATCCGTGAGAACTCCGTGTCTGCCACCCGAGGCAAGCGCCCCGGCTTCGAGAAGCTGCTCAACATGCGGCCCGAGCACATCGTGATGTGGTCCTCCGATCGACTGTTCCGCAAGGGCAAGGATCTGGAGGCGCTGATCGACCTGGACAAGCCGATCCACTCGGTGCTCGACGGACCCATGACCCTGTCGACCCCTTCGGGTCGGATGCAGGCTCGCTTCCACGCGATCGTGAACACCTTCGAGGGTGAGATGAAGGGCGAACGGCAGAAGGCGGCGGCTGTGCAGCGGGCACAGATGGGCAAGAGCTGGTGGCCGCGCCGACCCTTCGGTCTGGAGTTCGACGGCAGCCTGCGAGTGGACGAGGCGACCGCCCTGGCTGGTGCCTACGAGGCGCTGCTCTCGGGAGCGACGGTCATGTCTCTCGCCGCTGAGCTCAACCGGCTGGGCATGGTCACCAACACCGGCAAGCCGTGGACCGCCTCGTCCCTACGCCCCGTTCTCCTCAACCCCCGTAACGCGGGCATCCGTACCTACGCGGGCGAGGAGGTGGGCAAGGCTGCGTGGCAGCCGATCGTCCCGGAGGACGTGTTCCGTGCAGCCGTTCGCCTGCTCACTCGACCGGAGCGTCGGACTGGTGGAGGCGGGCATCGGAAGAACCTGCTGAGCGGTGTGGCCATCTGCTCGCACTGCTCGGCCACGGTCAAGACTGCATGGCGCGGGAAGCGCGGGGAGATCGGCGCGTACCGGGTGTACGAGTGCCGAGGGAAGCACTGCCTGAGCCACCGGGCGGACTGGCTGGACCAGACTGTCGAGGGCCTGGTCTTCGCGGCCCTGCGGGTGCCCTCAGCGGCCTCGATCTGGATGTCCAGCGGCGACGGCGACGTGGAGGAGATCCGCGAGGAGGTCGTCAAGGTGCGCGACAAGATGCGCGAGTACGAGGAGGACCGGGAGGCCGACATGATCAGCCGCGAGTCCTTCCTGCGCATGTACGGGGCGGCTCGGGAGAAGCTGGCGGAGCTGGAGAAGCAGCTCGACGCCATGACCGGAGACTCTCCCGTGTCCGGCCTGCTGAAGTCGAAGGACATGACGGTCGAGTGGGCCAAGCTGGACCTGGACAAGAAGCGCGCGGTGGTGCAGCACCTGATCCGCAAGGTCGAGCTGAAGCGGCGAGGCAAGGGTCGCTCGGCGTCTGGCCCGGAGCACATCGCGGTGCACTGGAACGCCACGCCCGGCCAGGCGGATGAGCTGGAGTTGCAGCTCGCAGCCTGAAGCACAACGCAAGAAGCCCCCGTCCTCGAAGTGAGGCGGGGGCTTCTGTCATGCAGCCTTGCGGCTGCGGTGCGACGTGGGGTTGAAGATGGCTCGGAGGTGGACGACCTGGTCGTCGGTCAGGGGTGGCGGCGGGTTGCGCTGGAGGATCACAGCCGCTGTCTCGGCTGGACTCACGGAGCTACCCGCCCGTTCATCTCGAAGGCGCGGTGAGTGTGGGGCATGACGTCCATGAAGGCGAGCTCCATCTCGTCGGCCACCATCTCGATCTCCCGCTGAGGGAAGCTCGGGACCTTGGCGTTCTGCCGGTTGGTTCGCAGGGAGAGGAAGTGCATGAGGCTGCGCGGGTTGCAGGTGGCCCAGAAGGAGGTGAAGATCCCGACCGGCAGGACGTTGCGCGCTACCTCCTTGGCGACGCCCGCCTGGAGCTGGTTCTGGTAGGCGTTCCACGCCACCTGGTAGGCGTCCTTCGAGGAGGCGGTGACCGAGCTGTACTGGGCAGGGGTGCCGGGCTCGAAGGTGTACGCGCCGGGCTTGCCGACCTGCTGGAGGTTGCGCTCAGGGCCAGGGACGTAGAAGACGGGGCGGAGCTCGCGGTAGCGCCCACTCTCCTCGTTGTAGCTCCAGCCAGCGCGATGGCGGAAGAACTCTCGGGCCACGAAGATCGGTGCCTCGATGACGAAGGTGAAGGAGCCGTGCTCGAACGGGCTG